GCGTTCCTGCTCCGTATTAGCGATCAACTCACCGGCAGCGACTTTTGCTTTGTCGAGCTTTACAGTCATGCTGTCGATGTTGGCGGTCGTCTCTTCGTAAGCAGCCGAAAGCGTTTTGACCTCCTTCGTCTGCGTGTGCAAAAGCTCCTCCTGCTGTTTGAGTTCCGCCTCCGCAGCAGCACGGCGGTCTAACACTTGTGCCTGATACTCGCTCTGTGTAAAGCCCTGCTTTTGGATCCACTCGCGATCATTCAGCCGTTCGACCTCTTTCCTCAACGCCTTTACGCGCTCTTCCGTCGCCTTTGCCGCCTGAGATGCGGCGTCGAGCTGCTTTTCAAGGTTCAGCTTATTGCCTGTTTCCTTTTCAAGCTCGCTATTCAGTTCGGATATCTTATCACGCAGCTTACTGAGCTTCTTTTGCGCTTTGGTCGAATCCAAGTCGCAGGAGAAGATCACGCTGCCGTCAGCATTTGCCATTCACAGGCTCCTTTCCCGCTCCCAGCCACTTAGAAATAGTCGTCTCTTCTTCCTGACTGAGTTTGCGCTTCATATTCACGATATTGCTGTTCCTGCGGTACCACTCGCGTTCATCCTTTTCAAGCGTCTTGCCGCGCGCCTTTTTGTCGCGGATGCGCACGACCTGCGCAAAGGTGCAGTCCCCGAGATCATTATACGCACCGAGGAACGTCCACCAATGGACGCCCCCGGTGTTGGTCTCCGCATCATAAGGGATTCCGCGGATATCTTGTCCGAATACTCGGTTGATGGGCGGGAGGATCAACGGATAGTCCTGCTCCCAGTCAACCAGCTTCGGCGATTTCTTCTTGTCCGGCTCCTGTCCGCCGTTCTGGAACCATGTAAAACGGTCTACAGCTTCCTGCAAATGCTGCGGCGGGATATCCTCAGGCGAGACATAGAACATCTGCAAGATGCCCTCCGCGCGGTCAGTGCCGCTCAAATCAGGATCACTCAGCATTACGAAGATATCGAGGATAACGCGAAAGTCCGTGCGGATCTCATAGCTCTCTCCGCCGATCTCGACGGAGGTAGGCAAGCCCCAATTCATCGGCGATACTTTGCCGTGTACTTCTGAATGCGCGGATTCGTGGCTTTCTGCTCACGAGCAAAGGCGCTGTCTGTCTCATCCATCAGCGCAAGCAGGAAATTTGTCCACACATGCAGGCCGTCCGCCATCGCATAAAGGTTCATGCTGCCAAAGATGCTGTCACACACCGGCTCTTCAAAAAGACCGTCAATGATCTCGCGCATCTCCTTGTCGCGGCGGCCGGTAATGTTGAAAATCTCAACGCGGTCGCCGCACTTCTGGACTTCATCGGCGTATTTTTCCTGCTTCTTATCCAGCGTGTCAAACGCGTTGTAAAGACGCTGGATAAATGCGCCGTCAGTCGGGTTGAATCGAATGATCACATCGCCCTTAACGCCGTGCACGGTGTATTCCTGCACACCGTTCGCAAAACTAAGTTCCATATTTATCTCTCCTTAAATTTGTTTTCAGGAAACTTTGTAGCAGTATGTTGATCTCTGCCGCTTATCGAAAATCAGAAGTTCTCCACGGCCTCGCCCGCGAGATCGTCCCATTTTTCGCTCATGCTGACAATTACACCGGGCGATTTGCGCCGGTAGCCGTCCCCGTCGCCGCAACTGTCAGAAATTGCCGAAATGCTGTCCCATGCCCGCATGACTGCGCCCTCCCCGCTCTGGCAGTCAAGAGCGATAGCGTTAAGGGCTGCGGCCTCTCGGCGGCTGTCCGTAGTCTTTGCTGCTTCGGCTGCGTAGTGACCCACTAACTTTAGCATGGTGGGGTTGCTGTCGAATCGCTCCATGAACGCGGCGTAATCAGCCGGGGAAAGAACGCCGGTTTTCATCAGCTCAAGGGCGTTATTGTCGATTGCGTCAGGGTTTGCAATATTGGCGGCGCGCACTGCCTGTTCCAGCTCTGCGCGGATCGTGCGGCGCGTGGCCTTGAAGTTGTCCCAAACGCGGGCGCTCACCTCGTTAAAGGTGGCTTCTGCGTCATGCAGCTTTAGCGCTGCGCGGGCTGTTCTCACCTGCTTTTCCTCTGCGCTGTCTCCGGGCTTCCATGCGTTAGCGTCACGGCTGGCCTGCTGCGCCTCTTGGAGTGCGCGGAAAGCGGTGTTGTACTCGCTGCGGGCTTCTTTGAAAGCCTTGTCGAGCTTTCGGGCGTAAATGTTAAACTCGCTCATTTCTTCGTTTCCTTTCTGCTGCAAAAGAGGGTGCAGCGCCCATTCTTATACATGGCGCAGGTATCACCGCAAGTCAGACGTGCAGGGAGAGGGCAACGTTTGTTTGCCGTTGCCGTTCCCGGCTTGCACTTGCCGTTTGTGTAAAAGCTGCAATCGCCCTCTTTGCATTCGGGGTATAGGCTGTTCGAAAAGGGGCAATCCTTTTTCGGCTTGACCGCCTCCGGCTCGGTATGCTTGCAAATAACCGTGCCCGCCGGAACCGTCCCGACAGTCGTTACAATAGTCGGCGCATACTCGCGGCATCCGTGCCCGAACTCGCGGTATCTTTTGCCGTGTTCGTCCACAAGTGGGAACTCATTCAAAACGTCCATAAACTATCCTTTCAAGTTCTTTGATGATCTCCGCGCTGCCATCTGTTGTTTCTACGTCAGCGCCACTTTTTACACACTTTTTCTCGGAGAAATGCGCCCTTCTGCAATCCAGCGCAGAACATTGGGGAAGCTGCCCCCTTTCCGTTGGAGCTTTGCGAGGCGTGATTTAATAATGCTGCTATTCATGTGCCTATTCCCTTAAAGGTCAATAATGATAATGCTATCGCAGTCTGATAAATAATCTCGCGCCGCCTGTTCCGTCTGAAATACCTTTGCAAGGCTTTGCGGCGCTCTGCAAGCCTCCCACGCGCCATTTTCAAGCAGGGTCATAATTGCTACGCCCGTTTGCTTCTGCGCTGCAATCGCCTGTAAAGCGGCGATTTGGGATTTAATGCTGTTCATGCATTCGCCCCATTTCGTATTTAATAAGGCCGTCAAGATCGGAAAGGCGGTTGCCGGAAAGTACGCGGAGAAATTCGCCGTTGTCAGCGGTCATTTCTTCAAGGTTTCCCATTTGTTCTTCGCCGGTGGGGGTGCAGTACTCAAATACAAGCTGCCGCCCGCTGCGTCGCTCCATAAAGGCGCGGATATGGTCAAGGCGTGTTCCTATTTGCATAAATCGTCACTCTCCAATTCCGGCAGTTCCAACTTACCTTGCTCGATTGCTTCATCAATCATCTGATAGAGCGACAGGCTTAACGGGTCAACGCCCTCGACAGGATGGGGATACAGCACAATGCGTTTGCCGTCCGGCGTCACCGCGCCATACTTACGCAAATACGTAAACGCATCTTCTGCCGTGCGGAACTCACCGCCGCCCTCGACGATGAAGACCGTCTCATCGGCTGACAGCGACCTGAGGTATTCCCGCAACGCCGCAAGGCGGATATCAAAATTTTTCTTCATCGCTGTTCCTGCTCCCTTCGCCATGCTTCAAGCTCGTCAAGCTGCTGCATGATGTCTGTGATCTCCGTGTATTTCACCGTCTGCCGTAAAATCTCTGCCGCGGCACTCACGCGGGTCTGTGCGGGCGCGTCTGCATCCTGCATGATCGTTGCCAGCGTATCCGCCGCGGCGTGCGCCCGCTCCTGCAGCACATTCCGCGCTGCTTCGGTTCGCTCGCGCCGTGCCTCGTTATACTTCTGCATAAACTCAGGGTCGCGTTTTCGGCGATAGATCGTCTGCTCGTTGATCTCGAGCTTTGCCGCCGCGCTCCGCACCGTCGCGGAGATCAGCAGCGCTTCAATAATGGTCTCATCTCTGATTTTCTTTGACAAAGTTTGAAAAGCCCCCTTTCCGGCTTTGTTTTTTCTGACGTTGCATCGTTCTTTCAACGGTAAAATTCCACTAACGGCTTTCGAATGCGCGGATGCCGCAAGGCTCGCAGCGCTTCCCGCCTCAACTTTGGGTCTGGCTTTCGTCCGAACCAGAATTCACCGATGATCGCCTCGCGCTGTGCATCCGTCAGTTGTGCAAGCGCCGCTTGTACGGCCTGTTGAAAATCCCGTTGTTCGACGTCCTCAAAGGCCTCTTCTGCTGCTTCATCTGAGATCGTGTCACCAAGCGTCAGGTCGCTGTCCTCGTCGCCTATCGGCTCGTCCATCGACCGGCAAACAGTGTTGATGGGGTCACATCGCGTCCGCTGTGTTCGCTGCCCGCAGGCTTCTGTGAGCTCCGCCTTGAGCTTAATGCCGTACAGCGTGAGAAATTCACCCTTGTTCACATCCCATGTTGGCAGCGTGTCCATGAGGGAGATAAACGCCACTTGCAGAAGATCGCTTTCCTCGACACCCGCACGGCCTTCCATTGCCCGCACCCACCTCAAGGTCTGCTGCCACGCAAAGCGTTCAACCGCCGCCCAAAGTCTCAGAATGTCCGCCTCGCCCGCCTGCACCGCTGCTGCAATTTCGCTTGTTCGCTCGCCTTGTGTGGCAAGTGGTTTTGCTTGCATATCTGCTCCTCCTGTGGTAAAATCAGAATCGACAATTCGAATTCACCACAAGAGCGGTCCTCCCCGATTTGGGGAGGGCTTTTTTCATACGTGTATGAGAACCGCGCCGCTATCGCTCACATCCTCGATGGGGCCGCTGTTGATCGTGGCCATCGCGTGGACTTCACGGTCGCCGTTACTCAGCTCGACGAGCGCGAGGCAGGCGACAGGGTACGTCTTGCCGTCCTCGAATGCGTAAAGCATATTTGCAGGGGCAGGGATGATCTGGATGATCTTGTCTTCGTTCATGGTTCTTGTCCTTTCTCAGTATTAAAGTCTGAAATGATTGTTTAGCGCCCGTTCGAATTTATCACGGTCATCGACGGGCAGGTGCGGGATAAGCAGGTGTTGCAGTTCATCACGCTGAAGGTAGCGGTCACGCTCACAGCGCGTGGGCTTGGTTGCTGTTAAAATATGAGTAGCGATTTCAATGTTCATGCTGTAACCCTCCCCGTAGCTTTGTAGAAAGTCGCGTCGACATGCCCGGTTGCGCCGCGTCGGTTTTTATCGAGCCATAGTTCCAGCAGCGACGGCGATTCCATGCGGTCATCCGTTTCGCACGGCGGGTTATGCAGCAGCGTCACCGTATCCGCGTCCTGCTCGATAGCGCCGCTCTCGCGTAAATTTGCCATCGTGGCCCGAAAGCTGCCGGAACGGTCAGAGGCCGCCGCGCGGTTGAGCTGACACAAGCACAAAACAGGAATGTTCAGCCTCATCGCAAGCAGCTTCAAGGCTCTGCTGTTTCTTGTGGTCGCTTCGTAAAGCGAAAGCCGCGTTTCCGGCGGTTCAAGCAGTCCGAGGTGGTCGAGGATCAGCAACCCCGGCTTTTCGCGGTAGGCCAACGCCTCTACCTGCCGGACGTTCATGCCGGAACGCCGATTGAACACGATTGGCAGTACGGAAAGATCGTTGGTGCCCTGCGCGTATTGCTCATACTCGCGATCCGTCAGCTTCCCGCCGAACATCAACCGTGACGAGGATACGCCGCCAAGATTCCCTACAAGTCGAGCGGAGCAATCTTCCGCGCTCATTTCGAGTGAGCAGTAAAGCACCTTCACGCCATTCCTCGCCGCATTAAGTGCAAGCTGCAATGCCACCGCTGATTTACCGACCGCCGGTCTTGCACCGATGACGTGTAA